ATAAAATGTTCCCCACGAAAACAGAATGGGCGTATGTGGAGATATCAAACGAACTCAAACATTTACACTTGAAATTAAAAGACCTAATGGGTCAGGCAGAAACTACAGCTACAGTTGATCCTTCGGCGCCACCACCCCTTCGTCGTCGTCCACCAACTCCGTGGAGAGACCTCAACAGTTTACGTGTGAGACCGAGACGTTAGTCTATATCCATCATAGAAACTTCAGCAACTGTGGTACCATCCTCCACGTGTTGATGCATTCCCTGTGTTGGTGGAGGATAATACGCACCCGGTTCTACCGGCTCGAGGTTATCGGTCGCTGACCATTCCTCGTGTAATTCCTGTAGAAACTGGTTGAGACCGGGGTACATAATCTCTTCATTAAGATCCCTCCATTGTTGGTGAATTTGTTCCCGTGCTCGCTGAGCAGCAGTATCAGGATCGGATGGTAATGGATCCTCAATCCATTCGGGTGGTTGTCCATCAGTCACAGGTAAAGTGGGTCGATACGTAGGAGCTTCATCACCCATCCAAAGTGGTTGATTTTGGTCAAGAAGAAACGAGGGTGGTTTCACTTGTTGTCGCAGTTCATGTATAGTGTCACATAGCTCCAGATAGTCCCCCTCAGGGATCTTATCCGAGTTCTTGTCAACAAGCTCCATTATTTTATGAAAGAGATCCATGTTTTACTTGATTATCCCATCATCGTTATATCACTTAGGTTTTTAAAAGACTTAGAACTTTTTTTTGTAGTATTTTCAATTTGTTCAAACTCATGAAACAAATCTCGAATGTCATCACCAAGATATAAGGCTTGTCTTACTTTTTCAGTGAAAGCCACCAATTTTTTGAATATTGATTCATTTTTTGTTGTCTCTACGAAGGATAGTAACCTTTTACACTTCGTAAGGAGAATATTTAAATCAGTTTCTCTTTCTCTTTTTTGATTTCTCTCATTTTCAATTTGAATGTATCGCTTTTCACCACAATCATTAACCGTTTCGATTACATCTTGAGTTAAAATTCGATCACTCAAAGATCTTTCTTTTCGAACAGGTTTCGGGGTAATGAGATTGACGACCGATTGTAGGAAACCGAACGGCATTTTTGGGGTGCAGGCGGTGGTTCAATTGGTGTGGTACAGTAAAGAACTTCTTCCCAGATCTTTCGTTGAACGTCTGGACAAAGTGATTCAGTAGCTTGGAGAAAGGCAATTCTCAATTCGTCAGTGGCCAATCCAGAGATTCCGAGAGGATACAAGGAGTGGGCAAAAAGGCCGTTGACGGGGATGATGTATTCACTCATTGTTAATTTTTTTAGATAATTTAGTCCGACTTAGGTGTCTCATCACATTCGTCGTCACTTGGGTAGAGACAACCGTTCTTCCAATCATCACGATCATAGGCTATCTTCTGAAGTTCAATATCAAGCCATACACGATAAGGTGCATCCCAAACGGCGCTCTTGACCCATTTAAGAACATTAGTAGTGTACTCTGGACCCATGGAAATCATAGTCCTGCAGATAGCGTGAAACCAGTTGGGTGAGATCATTATTTATTAACTTTAGTATCTATTTTTTTATACTCGTTAAAAACTCGAATACTATCTATAAACGTCACCGCAGCGAGAGTCCCAGTAAATACAATCGCCTTTGTTGCCATAGAAACTGTCATAATATAATATACAGTGATATTAGAAATGTCGCTGGACGACGTACCTAAAAAGGTTCAGTACATCGTGTTAGATTCTGAATTTGTGAATGGTACAAATAATACATTTTCCCTAGACCTCACTCTGGAGTCTAATACACACGTCGAGGATATGAGTAGGGTACTAGGAATCAAATTAGTTGAATTCTATATTACACAAATAGGAGATAGTGGTGCAAGTGGGAGTACAAACATAGCAAAATATGTTGATATCATATGCCCAGAAATTCCCAAAGTAGCACAAATTCTTGATGAAAGGCAGGGACAAATACTTGCTAGAGTACCCCTCGAAAGACATTTTTCTGGAAGTAATAATGCAATTTTACGTGATAAACAATGGAAACGTTTCCAGCAAAATACAAATTACTTTAATCCCATATCGATTAAGAAATTGAATTTCACAATTAATGAACAACAAGATGATGGTGACTACGTAACTCTTCAACCAGATGCTAAATGGTATATGATTCTTGAAATTACCACTGTGAACGTAAAAGAAAAACCGAAAGATAGAGAACTTCAAATCCTGAGAGCACTCGATAAGTTATTACAAAAAATCGACAGACTTAATCAGAATGTTGAAAGACTCCCTGATAAACCCCCAGACGAAAACCCTAAAAAGTTTTCGTTTGGTCTTTTAGTCGCCGTTTTGGTTTCAATATTAGGTGGATTTATATGGTGGGTGAATAAAACTTCTGTGTAAAAAGTATGGGGGGTAAAAGAGGTCGCAACAATTTAAAATTTTCACTCTCATCATCATACGACGAACATGACTATTACATAGATGGAGAGATGGATGGAATTGAACAACCTACTGTAATACCAAAAAGTGAAAATCAAAAGAATTACAATAGAGCTTTGTACAGTATTAGTAAACCGATGGTATTTGCGATAGGTCCAGCGGGAACGGGTAAAACTATGTTAGCGTGTTACGCCGCCGTATCTGGATATAACGATAAAACCTTTAAAAAAATAGTTCTAACCCGACCAGTTGTTTCTGTTGAAGAAGATATAGGTTATCTCCCCGGAACTCTAGAAGAGAAAATGGACCCATGGACCAGACCCATCATGGATGTTTTTAGTGAATTCTATAGTCAATGTGATATTCAATATATGATCAAAGAGAAGATTATTGAAATTTGTCCTTTAGCGTATATGAGAGGGAGAACGTTCAAAAATGCCTTTGTAATTGCCGATGAAATGCAAAATAGTACCCCAAACCAAATGAAAATGTTACTCACACGTGTAGGTGAAGGTTGTAAAATGGTGGTCACGGGCGACCCCAAACAGCACGATAGAAAATACGAAGACAACGGTCTTATAGATATTTGTTCACGTTTAAAGGGAAGTCACCACAAACGCATTGAATGTATAACATTTGATTTTGCAGACATAGAAAGAAGTGCTCTCGTGCGGGATATTCTTGAAATTTATGGTGACAAGTAAATAGACATCAGTTCTTTTCATCACCCTTGTCTTTTCCACATTGATCCTCGAAAGCCTCATCTCCGTATAGTTCTTCCAAAGTATGAAGAATAGTTCGTGAGTCAGAAAGAGCCGCTTCATTCGCACGAAGACTCCATTTTGCAATCATTTTCATTTTATGATGTGCCTTCTTATACATGTCAACCTCCTTTTCCAACTTCTTGATTTTCACTGTGTCCTCATTCACTTTGGGGCTATTCACAGCGTAAACCCTCCTTCTAACTCGATTAGGGTGTTGACGCCAGTGTTTTGGTTTATCTTCGTTTGGTGCCGTGTTATAAATACGTGTGGGTGCGATCATGTATTTATAATAGGGGTTCTAACTTTAATTAACTTGTATATTTAGGCATCAGTCTTCTTGGCAGCGGGTTTCGCGGCGGGCTTCTTGGCGGGAGTCTTAGCAGCAGGGGCCTTAGTGACTGGAGCCTTAGCGGCAGGGGTGGCCGGTCCCTGAGGACCAGGTGGGCCCGGGGGGCCGTGGGGACCAGTGGGACCGGGAGGGCCGGGAGGACCCTGGGAACCCGCGCCACTACCACCCTGGTCAATAATCTTGAGGAGTAGGTCATAGAGACGAGTTTTGTCGAGACGGGTACGCTGCATTTCATCTTCGATTTCCTTGCGGAGGGACATGTTATTATATATAAAAGAAAGATTATCTTTATACTAAATGATCATTATTGGACCTCACATGAAAACGGGTATAGGACAGCACGCTCTGAAATATGTTAAACTCTTTTTACCTAATGGCCATTACTTTGAGATAGGTAAACAACTCCCGGAAACTGATAATGGCCTGATATTTGTAATCCCAACACGAGATCAAATTGATTACATCAAGTATGCAAAAACTAGAGTAAAAAATCTAGCATGTATGACTGTGTGTGAAACAGAAACTGTTCATGAAGACTACGGTCTAATTATGAAGGAATTTAAACGTGTGGCAGTTCCAAGTGAATTTTGTAAGAGTGTTTTATCGAAACAATTTCCGGAAAATGAATTTTATGTTGTACACGCTCATATTCCTCTACCAAAGGAAAAACCGTATACGTTTTATCATATAGGAAATATCATGGATCCTAGAAAGAAATTTAGAGATGTTATTCAGGCATTCGCGAGATTAAATGAACCAAACACACGTCTCGTAGTGAAAGCTACTTGTAATCAGTCTGTACAGATTCAGTTTCCACGTG